TAGTGCACCAATCATTGCGATAGGAAATAGGACGAAGACCCATGGTTGCTTTGCTCCCTTGTTGAACCAGAGTATGATGTTTAGAAATCATAACATCCTGGATCGTCGAAGGATCAGGAACATCCGTAGTTAAGTCCGGCTCATAACCCACTGCTAACACAGACCCAACAGTCATTGGGGTGGTGCTAACAGCGGTCACAGTCAAGTTGTTAACGATGAAATACTCGTACATATTAGCAAAACCGCCAATTGAGGGCACAAGTGTATACAATGAATTCGGGGTTACACCACCGGTGCTCCGAGGCCAAAGACCTAATGTGCCTCCAGCATAAGCATCGTTGAACGCGTTGAGAGTGAGTATCCCTCTCGCTTTGATTGTCACCGAGTCGTTCGACAAACGGTTGAATGGGGATGGTAGTCGTGTTGTGACATTACGCTGCCTACCATAAACAGCGCGTGACTTCTTGGATTTCTTGTTTTTAGGCATGATGTAAAATTTGACCCCCGGGTTGGCCAAAAACATCATCCTTGTCATGAATCACGCTGTTTAACTCATCAATGGAGATGGTTTCACAAAACCGTTCCATAAACACCTGCATATCTGGCAGAATTCCAAATGCCTGATAGAAGCTGATGCGGGCTTCATCAGTCACCTTGGCTGACCTCTGACTTGTTCTAGCAAATCGATGAGGGTTTTGGTCTCGAAAGCTATTGGACTGGATTCCATTTCGTTTGTACGCTTCATAGAATTTCTCGAGCACTGGCACCCCACTGCAAAGAGCGGTGCCTCCAGTCCCAACTGCATGCAACCATTTCCGAAAGACATTGATGTTCGGTACTCTGTGCAAACACATTGTGTCCTTCTTGAACACAGTGCTCGGCACACGGACCATCCGATATCCCGTTTCCAGAGATACTGGATGAGTCTGGCAGAACTCAATTTCCTCGAAAGTGAAGCAGGGAGACTCAACCGTGAGGTCGAACCCAAACCGGATAAAATAATCCCTGAGTCCGTCACAAAATCTCTTGAGATAGCGACGCTCAAAAATAACGACACAGTCATCACCATTATTACACAACTCAACGTCCACACCAATCACGGATTTGTAACTGTAGATCAGTGCGCACATTATAATGCAATTACCAAGTGAGGTGTTAACATCACCAGAACAGCGCGTGCCGTTCATGGCGAATTTGACCTTTCCATCCTCACATCGAGCCACCCCTTTGTTGTTTAATTGCCATGACAACAGGGTTTTAAGTTCCTTAAATTGCTGCTTACTCGTCCGGTTTCTGAAATACTCCAAATAATTAGAATGTTCATACTTGAGAGCCGCAGGTGACACATGCATGTCGAACTTAGTGGCATCTAAGCCAACTGCAACCGGTTCTGAGAACCGATCCCACTTGGCCTTGAGTATCTCGGCACTAACATCAGCATCATAGCCCTTAATGACTGTCGCTTTTGTATGTGCACCGAAACACTTGTTGATAGCGGTAAAATAGTGATGCTCCGCATGTTTGAGGTAGCAACCCAAGTGCAAATTGTAACGTGCACTCCTGGGATTGATTATTCGGGGAGCCTTGGACACATCTTGTTTCTCAAATTTTACGAAGGAACTCAACCTTGCGTCCACATGGCTGAGTTTCGCCCTTTCCAACGATTCTAATGCACGCTCGTAGACCTTTCGCTTTGAAGCCGGGAAAAGGTTGACACATTGTGACAACGTTAACACAGGAAGGTGGGGCATATACGAGACTAGCTTTGAACGAAAATTCTGTAAATTGACGTCGGATTCGTAAGTTGAGGATTTCACGGGGAGGGCTGGTCTGAAACCATTCTGGGTCTTACACAAGAAATAACGTTCTACAAAAGCCCTTTCCACCGCGTCTACACCGTTATTATAAACACCTAAGTTGTGTTCAGGTGCCAAGCCTGGGATGATGGTGTACACCCTTGACTTGTGCGACTGCCCGTTTCGATGTGTGGACAACTGCCCGCGACACTCAAGTTTCACTCTATCCAACAAAGTCGGATCCACTTTTGTGTCACGGCCACACACCATAACCGGGCGTCCCTACCAATACTTGGCAAACGCTTGGTCAGTCGGATTATAAAATCCGATTAACCAGCGCAACCAAGCGGGGAGCCGTTGCTTACTCGCAACAACCTCATCAAACAATCCTTCATTAAAGAAAGCGTCAACGGTGATTGCTCGATTTTGCTCCACCACGGAGAGACGCACGTTCCTCGCTCTGCAAATGCGTCTGTACTCGGATTCAGCCAATTTAACATTGACATCAGTCTTTTCCAGTCGACCCAAAGCCGCACGGAGCGCGAGAAGCATGGTAGCCGAAAATTTTGGACTAGTTTTGGGAGCGGAGCTCCCAGTAAGCACTAAATCCCCTTCTGATTCAAGCCCTTTTAAGAGCCGGTCCAGAGGATCCTCACCCTCTACCTCGGTGAGTCCAGTTTGCAAAACACTACGGATGTCTTTGCGTTGTTGGAGGTAACTGGAAAAGTGCAGGGGTGACCCGAGTCCAAAACAGGTCATAAGCTTGTAACACCTAAGATTCATCAAGAAGTTAAGCGTTTTGAGGTGATCAGCCTCTTGATTACGGAACCACAAACTCATTATATCCAGGTGGTAAGGCGTCTCGAATAACGCTCCAATAATAATACTGTC